GAGGAAACAAAAAGCCACCTGTTAAGAGGTACTAATGGAAAAACATACACATCATATGCAAATGCAATTAGACAAACAACAACGACAAATTAATGACCTCTACAAAGATGTAAGAGAAATAAAAAACATGAACCTAAAATTTATGTCTATGGGTAAAGGATTACTAATAGGCTTTGGTGTCATGGTAGCTTCAGATTTTGGTATAGGCGAAATAATAATGAAGCTTTTATGATTGCGTTCCTTACAAACATAGCACCAATAGGCTTAGGCTTTATTGCTAAATTGTATGCATTAAAAAGTCAAGCGGCTTCTGACCAACAGAAGTTAATGATAGAAAACTTACAAGCTCGTAACGATTCAATTAATCAAGCACGTCAAATGGCAGAGAAAGAGTCTCCTATGGCGGCTATGAACCGGCGAGTCATAATTTTTGTAATACTAGCACTTGTTATATTTACACAAGTAGCACCAGTCATATTTAACGTGCCAACAATCGTACCTACTGTTAAGGAAGGTTGGAGCATATTAGGGATGTTTCAGATAACTCCAGATGTTGTAGAGTATGTAAAATTAGAAGCAGGTTCAGTAGTCAAAATGGACGAATTATTCAAATGGGCGTCTATGATTATTGAGTTTTATTTCGGAGGTCAGCTCGCCAAAGGGCGTTAATAAGGAGAAACTATGGCAATAAAAATAGAATACAAAGACATGCCGCACATGAAACCTGTGCCAATGGAAACAAAAAGCAAAGGTTTGTTTGGTGGTATTTGGTTGTGGATAGCAACTACAAGAAAATGGGAGATTACAAAAGACTGGAAATATGCAATTACGCATGAAGGCAATTCTCATCCAACTTACTATGTAATACCTAAAGGATTTGTTTTTGATGGCGCTAGTGTGCCTAAATTTGCACGTTCTTGGTTAAGTCCAATGGGAGTCCTTCTTTCGGGGGGTTTAGTACATGACTGGTTATACAAGTATCAATCATTAAACTTAGGTGGTAAAAAAGGTCATACTGAAAAGAAAACACAAAAGTATGCTGATGAGTTGTTTAGAGATATTTGTATTGACGTTAATGGATTTAAATTAATTAATTACATAGCTTATTATGCATTAAGGCTTGGTGGGTTTATGGCTTGGAACGGACACAGAAAAAGAAATCTGAAACCTGTTTAATTAAATGGTTGCTGATATACAATTACCTGATAGGTTAATTCCTGTCTTTGAAGGCAAAGCTCGAATACGTGGTGCTTATGGAGGACGTGGTTCAGGCAAGACAAGAAGCTTTGCTTTAATGACAGCAGTCTTTGGTTATCGATGGGGTATGTCAGGTGTAAGAGGCACAATACTTTGTGGTCGTGAGTTTATGAACTCGTTAGGTGAGTCTTCTATGGCAGAAATTAAATCTGCAATATTGAGTGTTGATTGGCTTGCAGATTATTATGAAATAGGTGAAAAGTTTATAAGGTCAAAAGATGGCAATATAACTTACACTTTTGCTGGATTAAGACGTTCACTAGATAGTATCAAATCACAATCACGAATATTAATAGCTTGGGTTGATGAAGCTGAGTCAGTTAGTGGTAGGGCATGGGATTTGCTTATGCCTACAGTACGAGAAGAAGATAAAAGTATTGGTTTTAACTCTGAAGTATGGGTGACATGGAATCCTGAGTCTAAATATTCAGCTACACATGAAAGATTTAGAGAAAAGTTTCCAAGTGACTCTAAAATAGTGCAAATGAATTGGCAGGACAACCCATGGTTTCCTACAGTTCTTGATGACCAAAGATTAGAAGACAAAGACAAACGACCTGAGTCATACGAGCATATATGGGAAGGTGGTTATCTTGTATTTAGTGAAGGTGCATACTATTCTGCTGAATTACGCAGAGCTAAAGATGAAGACAGAATTACAAAGGTCAGATATGACAGAGCCAAAGGTGTAATTACAAGCTGGGATTTAGGAATAGGAGACAGTACATCTATAGTATTTGCACAGTTTGTAGGAGCTGAGATACACATTATTGATTACTATGAGGCTAGTGGTGTAGGACTAGAGCATTATGTTAGAGTGTTGCAGGACAAAGGTTATGTTTATGACCAACACGTATTGCCACACGATGTCAGAGTAAGAGAGTTAGGTTCAGGTAAGTCACGTATTGAAATGCTAGAAGATTTAGGAATACACAACATAGAGATAGCACCATCATTACTTATTGACGATGGCATACAACAAGTCAGAACAATGCTAGACAAATGCTATTTTGATGATAAAGAATGTGAAAAACTTATTGATTCATTACTTGCTTACAGTAGAGACTGGGATGACAATGGTAAGACATGGAGGATGAGACCAAGACACGATTGGAGTTCACATGGTGCAGATGCAATGAGGTACTTGGCTATAGGTTATCGACCATTTAACGAAAACTGGGATAAACCAATAAGAAGAAAACTTAAAGGTGTTGTTTAATTAAATATTTTTTAAAGCATGTTTCATTAATTCTCTTTCTTTAACCTTAGCTAATTCATCACGTTCTTTTTGTGTGCCTCTAGGTTTGCCACCATTTTTTGGATTGTGAGGCTCAAAAACTTTATCAGGATGAGTATGTCTATTTAAACGGTTTCTAGCGGCAGACTCTGTCACTTGTAATTTACAAGCTAATTGCCTGACTGTTATTGTTTGACCATCATCAAGTATATAGCTTTTTGTCCGTAATTTTCCCATGCTTAAAAAACTCGTACAGTAAAATTCTCACTCATAATTTTAGCTCGTACAACAGAACTGTCGCTTATAATTATAGGATGTACCTTTCGTACTGAGCAAACCACATAGCTATATACAATGCTGACCCAGTAATTACCCAAATACACATATGTTTTATAACCTTAGCGGCATTGATTAAATCTTTCATTTATTCTCCTCAATTAAATTATTAATTAATGCATGGCGAGTATCAATAAAAACTTCAAGTCTTTTAGCTAACTCTTTAGCTTCATCATCACCCTGAAGCAACACACTTAAAATATCCATAGCCTTTTCCCCGGTAGTCTCCTTGTCTGCAAATTGCATTAAATCAACATCAGTAAATTTATTTTTCATCTATTAACCTTTGCAACAACTGTTGTTTTTCTCTATGTTCATGTAAGAGATTATATTCACGTTCTTTTTTGTCAGGCATCCCTAGTGTCATCAACAACATTGAAAGACCTGCTGACACTAATCCTGTTCCAATTAATGCCAGTAAAGGTACAGTAGTCTCAAGCAAGAATGTCATAATTTTCCTCAATCAATCTTGTCATTGATTTTCTTTTGTCTAATTCAACACCAAGTTTTCGCATAGATTTTTCTAATTCTTTTTTAGTAAATTCTTGTGCAATATATTCCTTGTTCATTGATACTGAAATGTACGGTCTAAATTTATTTTTAGGTTTCCAGTTAAGCATAGTCTTCTCCTTAATCTACATCTATTGGTTTATCAGTTAAGAAACCCTCACACATTGATGGGGTCTCACTCTTACATATTAGCTGTTCATTGCCAATAACATCAGGTGGTATAAGCAATGGGTCTTCATTAGCTAATCTGTCTGTTAATGCACTACAGCCGGACAATAGTAAGGCTAGTGCAAATATTTTAAAATGGTATGTCATCTTCAAATCCATCATTTGCTACAGGTTCAATTGGTTGCTGAGAAGGCTTAGGTTCTCCTAAATTGCCTATTTCCATCTCACCCTTAGCCTCGCCTTTAGTATCTAACAATTGTAAGGCAGAATTAAAGCCTGAGAGCTTTACCTCAGTAACATATTTTTTCTGACCAGTATTATCTTCATAACTTCTGTGAGTAAGCTGACCTTCAACGTAAAGCTTTGACCCTTTACGAAGCTGTAGCTTTTGACATATATCAGCCAGTACACCAAAGATAACGACTCGATGAAACTCTGCCTTGGTCTTTTTCTCACCACTAGACTTGTCTGTCCAACTTTCATTTGTTGCTAAATTCAACAAAGCTATTGTTGTCTTAGCATGTTTGTACTCTACATCTTTTGTGAGATTACCCACTAGTATCACTTTATTAACCATTACATCTCCTTATTTAAATTAGGTGACTGCTTAGGGCAGTCAATCCAGTAGCGTTTGTCTTTAACTAACGAGGATAGGACTCCCCGACTTCAGCGTAGGTGCTACTCAGCCTCTGAGTTTTTTTGTTTGTCAGCAAAAGCTTTAGCATGTGCAACATTATCTTCATGTTTAGCTTTAGCCTTTTCTTTACTTTCTAACTGTTTGCGTTCCTTGCGTTCAGCCATGTACTCTTGATGTTCAGGACTTAACGTAAGTTTAACTCTTGTTGCTAATGGTGTGTCACCTCTGTAGTCTTTTTCAACTTCAGTAATACCTACCTCATCATCAGCTTCAATAGCCATAATTAGTTTACCGGACAAACTTTCAGCTTTGTATTGCATCAGCT